GGGAGGGGTTGACAAAAAACTTCTCCCCCACTATAATAACTACATACTAAACATGCCTCAGTAACTCAGTGGACTAGAGTATCCGCCTTCTAAGCGGTTAGTCGTTGGTTCGAATCCAACCTGAGGCGTTTGACTTTTTAACAAAAAAGTCTTATAAATAAATCACTTAGGTCGAAAACAATGTCTTTTCAAATGAACAACAAACAGATTAACATTCTTGATTGCCGCTATTGGCATATCGAGGGTACTCCCCTGTTTGCTGACATGGAAAGACATATGTAAGATGTAATCCATAAAAGCAAAAGACAGGGGAGAGAAACCAAAAGTTTCCTCCCCTTTTTTGTTGTCTGTGACAGTTTCTTAAGTGTCCACCAGTCCATCCTAAGAGACCGAACGGTGGTATTCTAGCTAAGTGGTCGAGAGAGACCACGATTCGAACCTTGAAAATTTAACTCTTTGGGACATTAACTCAGCGGTAGAGTATCCGGCTTTTAACCGGTTAGTCCTCGGTTCGAATCCGAGATGTCCCATAGACCGCCGCAGTTCGGTCTCTAAACATAAACTGTTCGGGAGGATTTCCGAGTGGTTAAAGGAATCTGACTGTAAATCAGACGGCTCTGCCTTCACAGGTTCAAATCCTGTTCCTCCCACCTTGACCCATTAGTGTAGCGGTCTATCACGCCACCCTGTCACGGTGGAGATCACGGGTTCGAATCCCGTATGGGTCGTTGGGTTGCTGCCCGATATGAAAAACACTTCCGTTACCTAGCTAGTAACTATGGTTGTGAAAAATCGGAATTTCCTCTGCCCGTGCTCTTCGGGATGTGAATTGAGGAAAGGTAAAGGGAAGAGACAGCAACCCATTTTGTTCCTATCGACTAGCGGTTAGGTCACCACCCTTTCAAGGTGGCAGCACGGGTTCGAATCCCGTTAGGAATACCAAGGAAACATAGCTTAGTTGGTAAAGCATTCGACTGATAATCGAAAGACCACTGGTTCAAGTCCAGTTGTTTCCACTGTGTCGTTAGCCTAGTGGTAAGGCAGTGGTTTGTGGAACCACCTAGATGGGTTCAATTCCCATACGGCACCCCACTCTGAGGTCGCCAAGTGGTAAGGCAGCGGGTTTTGGTCCCGCCATTCGTGGGTTCGAATCCTACTCTCAGAACTATACTCTCTTAGCTCAGTGGACTCAGAGCACTTGACTACGGATCAAGGTGTCGTAGGTTCGAATCCTACAGAGAGTGTTGACATTCATTCTCAGTGTGGTATGATGTCTTTATTGGAGAGGTGTCCGAGTGGTTTAAGGAGCAGACCTGGAAAGTCTGTGTGGGGGCAACTTCACCGTGGGTTCAAATCCCACTCTCTCCGTTGACAAACTTGCAAAAGTTTGTTACTATATAAAAGGATAGAGGTTAAGTCTCTGTTATATCCTTATGAGGTATATCACACTTAATCCATCATTCCCCTGTAGCTCAGCGGTAGAGTCGTCGGCTGTTAACCGATTTGTCGCAAGTTCGAATCTTGCCGGGGGAGTTGGAAGGTCTGGAAATGTTCGGGTCTTCCTACTAAATCCTAGAAATTTTTTCTAGGTCAGGGGATTGATCACCCCTGTTCGTAGGTGCCAAAACCGCTCCTCATCCCTAGTATTCTGTGGGTGAGTGAATGTAAAGAGGGATAACATAGGTAAAGTTATCCACACCTACCACATCCTCTGGTAGTCTATTGGTAAGGACAGGCAGACAATGCACTTGGAAACTAGGTTCGATTCCTAGACAGAGGTAACAAGTCGATGTGGCGGAATTGGTAGACGCGCTGGGTTTAGGTTCCAGTGAATTTATTCGTGGAGGTTCAAGTCCTCTCATCGACACTTGCCAATCTAAACTACATAGTTTATAATTGGTACATGCGGAATTAGTTCAGTGGTAGAACGCCATCCTTCCAAGTTGGATGTCACCGGTTCGAATCCGGTATTCCGCTCTTGGGCGATTAACTCAGCGGTAGAGTGGCCTCCTTACAAGTGGTAAGTCACTGGTTCGATTCCAGTATCGCCCATTGATAGGACGAAAAGAATGGAAATAAATGTATATAATAAATTCGGTGATGTAGTTAAATCAATTGATCTTAAAGACTCTATTGAATACATTGATGGTAGAGTTTATAAAGGAGATAAATTTTACTACAAAGGTATAGGAGTTCCATATCAATTTCATCATATTCATCCAGACGACATGACTGATGAGTATGATTTTATTGACGTATGCGATGTTTTTTATATTGGTAATTTAGTTTCGAAAAAAGTCTTCGCAGGAAAGACTGGAATATTCCAAGAAAAATATCAAACTCATTTTACTGATTGGATAGGTGCTTGTGGTGTAAAGGAACTCAACATATTTGAAAATTTATATGATGAGAGTGGATTTGAATTCAGTGCAATTGAAGTTTTTGAATATCAAATTATTGATGAACAAAATCAACAATATTATTTGAAGGTTGATTATCCAGAAGGTAGAAATAATTACTTAACGAGTCCTGATCCAAAAAAACTTAGGCTTCTTTTGGACTATATGATTCAAAATGATTGGAACTTTCCTTGGGATAAAAATTGTCTTACAGATATTAACTCAGAATCTAAAATAACTGACGTAGCTGATATCTTTAAGTCCTCAGATATTTCTCATAAGATTGGAACAGTTTATGCTTTGTTGCATAGTCTTTATCAAAATGATCAAAATGCATACTTTGAATTTTGTGAATCAAATTCTTTAATGCACTATAATAGAATGAGTTTTATTCTTAATACTCTTTCTATTCTTCAATATAATAATGTAGATGTTGGTCATTTATATTCAACAACTCCGGTTGAAACTTATAGAAATATAATTTATAATTACTTGATTACTGGAAAAAATTGTGGTTTCTGTGGAGTTGGTAGTTGTAAAGGAAGAAAGGATTCTAATGAATCTTATGGGGAGGAAATTCGAAACGAATATATTAAAATGGCTAAAGTTCAATTGAACTTATAAATATCTCAAAAAGAGTATAATGGAAACACTTTATAAACTACTTTCTGATACTCAATCGAGTCTTTTTGTCTTATTTCATAAGACTTGGGCTTATCATTGGAATGTAGTTGGAGAAGATTTTCCTCAACTTCATACTCTTTTTGGTGGTCAGTATGAGACTATGTTTGAAGAGATTGATCGTATCTCTGAACACATGAGATTTTTAAATGTAAAACCACTTAATAGTTTAGAAAGAATTCTAGAAGTTTCAAAAATTAAAACAGGTCAAAGTACAACAGATTGCCATAAGATGGTTAAGGATCTGTTGAAGTCAAATCAAGATCTTTGTGAACTTCTTACTGAGGTTGCTGAAGAAGCTGATGAACAAAAGTCAAGAGCAACTTCAAATCTTGCAGACGATCTAAACGAAACTCATGGTAAATTTGTTTGGATGTTAAGGTCTTATTTAGAATCTTCACCTGGATTGAAAGAAGAGGTAGTTGAGATTGAAGAAACTGAGGAACAAATCACCGAAGAAATTGTAGAAGAAACTATTGAAGATTGATTAAAGGTACAGTACAATGTTAAGAGTAAGATGTAAGGTGTGTAACACCGAGTTGGAGTCGCATCCAACTAAATCAGTATGTTGTGGATGTGATAATATGACACTTGTGAAGGGAGACACTATTACTGCTGTTGACCTAAACCAGGTTGTCATGTTAAACTCCATAAAAGAAAACAAGAATTCTGGTGTACTCAGTGCATCGGATCTTGCATATCAAGAGTCCAGAAGAGCTCGTAAAGTTCGTAAACTGGATTTTGAGGTAAAGTAATGTACCAAGAAGATTTGAATCCTTATAATTCTTCTGAATATGAAAAATTTTTTAAAACTACTTTATTATACAAAAAAATCAGTAAAAATTATGATCTAGTTTCTTTTGATAATGATTTAATGCAAATTATTAATGGACTCACTACAAGAACAGTTTTATCTTTATCTATTCTCGATGCAGCACCATTTTATTATTTGCAATATTTGACTGACTTAAATCCATCAAAAATATATGATATTGGATGTAGAGCAAATTTATTTAAAAAGTATGTTCCAAATCTAATTGGAATTGATGTTTTAGCTGCAAAAAAAGATCGAGATGCAAATGCTGATGAATATCTAAAAATAAATAATCGTTTTTATGAAGAAAATTTTGAAACAATGGAAGCAGCTTTTGCAATAAATTCATTTCATTTTTTTCCTCTTAAAAAAATTAGAGAAAGAGTGATTCAGTTTTCTTCTTTAATTTCTAAAGGTGGTAGAGGTTGGATTACTTTTAATGCAGCAATAATGTTAGAACGTCAAGTTAAATCAAAAATTAGATTAAATTCTAAAAATATACCTGAGGAAGAAGTTGAGAAACTTGAAAAATTTGTGAGAAAAGAATTGTACGATTTGCCATTTAAATTAGAAGTTTTTGAGTGTACTATAAATAAAGAACTTGATTCTCCTTTAACTGGTAATGTACGAATTCTTTTCACAAAATAATTGGAGGATTGGCTGAGTGGTTTAAAGCAGCGGATTGCTAATCCGTCGATGTCTTTAGGGGCATCCATTGGTTCAAATCCAATATCCTCCGTTTGGAAAGGTGGCCGAGTGGTTTAAGGCAACTGTCTTGAAAACAGTCGATGTGAAAGCATCCGGAGGTTCGAATCCTCTCCTTTCCGTTTAAAATTATTAAAAATTTAAGTATTTCTTAATAAGTGTGTCGTAATGAACACAAAAGGATGCCTTTTGGGCTTCCGTGATTATTATATACTTATGTACAAGTTAGTACCTTATGGATCAACATACCTACGAAAATTGGGTGAAGATCAAAGAGACCTTCGAGGCCTCAGGTAACATGAATAATATGTTCTACAAAAGAGCATGTGAAATTGTAAAAACAAAAAGAGATCCTTTAGCTAAGTTTCTTGGAGATGAGAAGTGATGGAACCTCAAGACGAATTAATCAGTCGTAGAGAAGTTCAGGAGATGATTGATGATGCAATCCGTAGACACAACCGTAATGCTTCAATTATTAGTATGTGCGTCGGTTGGGTGGTTCTTGCTTTATTTGCTGAGGGACTTCTAAGACTTATTGGAGTTATTCCACCAGTACTACCATGGCTCAACATTACCCTGAAATAATTGGTATCGTTTTCCTGTTAGTATTTGCCGCCACGATGTTCTATCAAGGCACCTGTATTATTAGAGGTCAAAGAGGATATTCCCTCAGAGACTATATGAAACAGGAAAGTGTAAACATGCGTCAAAGAATAGAAGAACTACTCAAAGACAAATGATAGTGTTAACCGAAGAGGATTTAAAAGAACTACAAGAAAGAGTTCTACATCAAAAGATGGATGAACTATTTGAAGAACCATCTACATACGAGGATGATGATGGAATGGAATGAATTCATCGACTTTTTAGGCAAACAAATTTTAATTTTTATCGTATTTGTGTGTGGTCTCACTGTGGGATATATGTACGGACAAAGAGATGTGGGAGGTTAAATATGAATAGTTTAACTTTGTCTAGTATTTGTGTATTTGGAGCAATTGGATTATTTATTTTTTGGGGACTGGGACACGCTTATCCATAAATTGGGAGAGGACAAATGAAGATTTTTTTAGATACGGCTGACGTTTCATTTATTAAGTCAGCGTATGACACAGGATTATTGGATGGGGTCACTACAAATCCATCATTAATTCTTAAGAGC